GCTTGCTGTTGCTGCAAAGGATTCACTTGAGCACCACCTTCCCGCTGGCATCGACATCGGCCACCTTGAGCTTCTTGCCGGTCTTGACGGCGCCGATCTCGACGCGCCTCACCTCGATCTCCGTGCCATAGCCGCCGCCCCGCGCCAGGTCGTGTTTCGAGCGCGCGATCTGGTAGCGGCCCGAGAGCTTGCCGAAGCCCTCCAATTCAACGTTCATGCCGGCCACCAGCTTCGGGTTGCCCCACAGGTTGAGTGTCGCCGTGGTGGCTTCGTCGCCGGCGGCCGCCAGCGCCGCCTGGGTCTTGGCCTTGGCCTGCGCGTGCGACTCGACGCGGCTGTTGAGCTTCAGCGTATCCGCCGATGGCTTGGCCACCACCTGGCCGTCGCTATCCTGGTCGTAAGCCACTACCTTCTTGCTCTTGGGATCGTGATAGGCCACGCGCGCATGCCGGGGCATGTCCTTGACCTTGTCGAGGAAGGAATAACGCGACAGGTCGCTGGGGCGGATGACCTGGATGGCGGCCGCGCCGCGCAGCTCCTCCAGGCGGTAGAAGGTCAGCTTGCTGCCGCGCACGTTGAAGGCATAGCCGTATTCCCTGGCCAGGCGCTTGAGGAACTTGATGTCCTCCTCGTGAAGCTGCGTCGCGCGCTGGATCGGAATCGGCTCGATCTCGCCCACCACCGTCAGCTTGTGGCGCGCGGCGATGGTGCGGACGATGCCGGCCAGCGTGGTGTTCTCGTAAGCCTTGCCCTGGTTTGTGCGCAGTTCCTTCATCACGCCCGCCGCCAGCGCGCGGATGCGCACCTGGGAAGGCGGCCCCTCGATCTCGATCTCGTCCACCTCGAAGTCGCCGCAGTCGGCCAGCGGCTGGCCATCGTAGCCGATGCGCAGGTTGATACGGTCGCCCTTGCTCGGATACCAGGCTTGCCACCAGCGGCCGTCCGTATCCTCCAGCGACAGCTCAAGGCTGTCCGATTCGTCGCCGTCGAGATTGTCGGTGTAGGTCACCGACACCTTGAACGGCGTCAGGTCGGCCGTGATGTCGCGCGTGTTGTAGGTCAGCACGAAGGTCGGCGCGGCGACCTTCAACGCTTCCACGGCGGCACCTCGTCGGGCGACAGTTCGTCGTCGTCGTCCAGGATGGGCACGCGCACCGGCAGCCCGCTTTCCAGCACGGGCGACAGGCGCAGGTGCTCGTTGGCCTCGGCCAGCGGCGCGATGCGGTTGGCGTCCCCGTAATAGCGGTAGGCGATCAAGTCCCAGCGGTCGCCGTCGACGGTGATGTGCTCGATGTACTCCATGTCAGCCCCCCATGACGCCGACCGGCCCCCGGCTGCCGTTCTTGGCCCAGCCGTCCTTGGCGTCCAGCACCGGCGGCTCGGGAGTCGCCTTGGCGGTCTTCTTCGGCGCCGCCTTGCGCCGCGCTTTGGCGGCTTTCTTGGCCTGTTCCTTGCGGGTTTCCAGCGTTTTGGGTTCGACGTATTCGCGCAGGGTGATCGCCGCATCCAGCGCGATCAGGCCGCCCGCCTTGTCGGTCTGGCGGCTCGTCGCCTTGAGGTCGGTGATGACGAACCAGCCCTTGTACGCACCGTTGCCGAGGACGAACTGGCGGGCCTCGCGGCCGAGCATGGCCGTGCGCAGCTTGAGCAGCTCGGTCTCGGGATCGCAGAACGAGATGTGGAAGGTCAGGTCGAGATTGAACTCGTCCAGCTTGTCGCCGACCCACTGCAGGCGCGGTTTGCCGCCGATCAGCGCGTGCTCGGCGTAGTCGACGCCGAACTGTGCCTCCATGCCGTCGAAGTAGGTGATCAGCTCGAACTGGACATCGCCGAGGACTGCGTACATTAGTTGGCCCTCCGTTCCTGCTGGCCGACGACGCGACGGATCATGCGCTCCAGTTCGGCCAGGCTGAGCTGCGCCGCTTCCATGACGGCGGCCTTGGCGTCGCCGCCGCCCTGGACGGTGATGCTGGGGCTGAAGTGGATGACCACGCCGCCGGCGCCAGCGCCGGCACCTGCCGCCCGGCCGCCCATGCCGCCTGCACCCTGCGCAGCGGATGCCGTGGCGTGGGCCAGCGCGGCCGAGGCGCGGCTGGCCAGCGGGCCGCTGCGCTGGATGCCCAGGGCGGCGCCCTCGGCGATGTTGTCGCCGAAGCTCATGAAGACGCGGCTGGGCGACTTGATGCCCAGGGTGCTGGCGAACCAGTCCTTGATGCCCCGCCCGAACTGCACGATGCTGTCGCGGGCCGCCGAGAGCCGCGACGTGACGCCGCCGACCAGGCCGTTGATCAGGTCGGCGCCGGCACTGAAGAAGCGATCCTTGAGCCCCTTGAGCCAGGTCCAGCCCGACAGCAAGACGGCCTTGACCTTGTCCCAGTTCTTCCAGATCAAGACGGCACCGATGGCGAGAGCACCGACGAGGAATCCAATCGGGTTCATCATCATTGCGCGGCCAAGCCAGAAGACGGCCTGGGCGGCGATGCGCAACCCCGAGGCCAGCATGCCGCCCAAGGTCTTGCCGAGCGACAAGGCCCAACCACCCAGCTTGCCGAACCAGCCGGCCAGCTTGGCGGCGCGATCGGCGCCCATTCCAAAGAATTGCAGAAGCAGCGAAAAGCGGGACGATCCCCCAGCCACCAGCGCACGGAAGATGGTGAGTCGACTGGTGAGCACCCCCCAGGCCGTGGCGATGGAATTGGCAGGGGCCAAAAACATGAAGTTGCCTAGGAAGCGCAAGGCAAAGATGCCCGTGCGGAGGGCAAGCATGCCACCCACCAGGCCGACGATGCCACGCAACACGCCGGGATTCGCCTTGGCCCACTCGCCAAATCCGCGCACGACAGGAGCAAGGCCATCGAGCATGTCAGAGAGCGCAGGCACGAAGGCATTGCCCACAGTGATAGCCACGTCGGTGATCTGCGTCGTGAAGCGTTCCCACGCCTTCTGCATGGTCTGCGTTCGCCTGATGTAATCCTCGTCGATGGTGCCCAGCGCCTGGCTGCTGCCCATGTCCTTTTTGTTCTGCTGGTACTTATCCCAGTTCTGGCGCATGGCCAGCAGGTGGTTGATGGTCTGGATGTCGGCGAATACTTCGCTCAGGCCAAAGCTTTCCATGAGCTGGCGCTGCGCGTTCTCGTCCCCCTTTTCCCCTGCCTTCTTCCACTCGGCCATGAAGGCGTCGCCCTTGCTGGTGATGAACCTGTCGGCGATCTGCAAGCTGGCCTCATAGCTGGAATAACCATTTGCCACGAGATTGCTCATTGACTTCTGGTAATCCACCCCGGCCTTCAGGTAGTTATCGGCAACGTTCTTGGAATTCATATGGCTCATCCAGTTGACCAGATTGGTCACTGCTTCGCTATCCGTTCCCGTGGCACTGCGCCCGACTTCCAAACTGGCAACAATCTGGGTCAAAGCCTCTTGTCCGACCATGCCTTTGGACTTGAATAAACCCGTCAGGGTAGGCAGTGCGCCAGCCATGGCCTTCAGTTCGAATTGCCCCAGCTTGGCACCGTAGGCAGCTCGGTTCAGCGCCTCTTTGAGCTGTTTCTCCCCTTTGATTTCCAGGGTGTTCTCCAACGAGAACATCATCTTGGCCAGGTCGTTCATCTCGGCGTTGGTGGCCGTTGCGGCTTTTCCGAGCAAGCTGGCGTAACTGCCGGCTCGCTTGGCATCCATGCCTTGGGCGACCAGGGTGCCTACGCCTTGCATGATGGCCTCGTGCCCCTGGTTGGTTTTCAATGCCGCCTCGCGCATTTCCGCACCCAGGGCGATTTCTTCCTGAGCCTTGAGATTCCCCGTGATGGCGATGTCGCGCAGGCCGGCCTCGAACTTCGCCGCCTGTTTCACCGAGGCGATGAAAGGAGCACCGACGGCGACTGCCGTCGCCGCACTTTCCTTCATGCCGGACCAATGCTCGTCACGCGAAGCCTTGAGGGCTGCGCCCCGTGCCATGCTGGCGGCCAGGCGCTCCTGCTTTTGACGAACGGCATCGAGGGTGCGGCCCAGCTTCTCGTAATCGCGGTTGATGGCCGCCAGTGTGCCGCCAGAAAGCTTGCCCATGGCACGCTGCATGGCCTCGCCCATCTGGTCGTGCTGTTTTTTGAGCTTGAAAGCGGTTGCCCCCAATACATCCAGGGTTCGCTTGGCGCCACCGAAGGCCGCCATGTACGACCCTTGCAAGGCGGCACCGATAGCCACGCTGACCAGAAGTTCTTTTGCCATCAGCAAACTCCTTGTTTATACTGAAAAGCCATGAAAGAGCAATCCAAGTCCATAGGCGAAACAGTTGCCGTCCTGGTCCAGGGAACGGGGGCTGCCATTGCCTTCGCGGTACTTGTCATGTGGGCCTGGTCGTTGGCGAGCGGCAGCATTGTGGGCTTCGTCTTGCTTGCTCTCTTCGGGACGTTGTTCGTCGGCCCCATCGTCGCGTGGGGATTGCCCGCCATTGCCCTTGTTGCTGGACTATTTGCGCAGGGCATTGCGGCACTCATTTACCGGGTCCGCTCTCGCGCTTGATCTGCTCGGCGGCTGCCTCGACCCAACGGCAAAAGTCTGTCACAGACAGCCGCTCTATCTCACTGGGTTGAAACCGGAACCACCTGGCCAGCAGTGCCGCTCCCGTCCACACCGACTCCGGTGATACCCAATACGTCCAGAAATCGGTCCTTCACCTGCTGATAGTCGGCGGCGTCCATTTCGTCGAGGTCTTCCGGGAGCAGGCCGGTCATTCGTGCGACGCCCAGCAGTTCCATGTCTGCCGGCTTGCCGCCGGCCTGGTCGCTAACCGCCTTGATGTCGCGCACTTTCAGTCGACGGATGGTGACTGACTCGATCTTCTGTCCAGATGGGGTGACAAAGGGGTATTTCAGCTTGAGTTCCATGACGGCTCCTGATTGGGTTGATGGTTGAAACACGCCCATCATGGGGAAAGCGGCCGTCCGGTTCTTTTAGCGCAGATGAAAAAATGCCCGGCGCAAGGCCGGGCGAGCTGGAGGAGATGGCAGGACGCGGAGAATCAGCCGCCGATGTTGTCCCGGAAAGTCGCCAGGAGGTCCGTGCCATCCACCTTGAAGATGTTGGCGAGGTAGTCCAGTTCCAGGACATCCTTGCCCTTCACGACCTGGCGGATGTAGGTGGCCGTGAAGGAGGACGGGAACTCGGCGTTGTCGTGCTGCTTGTAGGTGCCCAGCGGGTTCTTCTTGAACATGACGGTCAGGAAGGTGGCCAGCGGAATCTCCTCGATCCGGCCGCCCGGCCCGTAGGTCTCGATGCTGGAGCGGCATTGCAGTTGCACGGCCTTGAAGGGGTTGGCCATGGCCTTGGCCGCTTCCTCGTACAGCGAGTTCCACTTGATCTCGCCCTCCAGCTTGTCGAAGCCGGCGGGCAGCTCGATCTTGCCGACCATGCCCAGGGCCTTGTGTTCCTGCATGATGGCGGTGATGTCCGGCAGCTTGACTTCCTCGGCGCGGCCGAGCAGGTTGGCGCCGTCGATGTAGATGTTGGCGTTGACGATGCGATTGACTTGGATTTTCGACATGGATCACCCCTTACTGGCCGAGCTTCTTGAGCAGCTCGATGTTGATGAAGGACTCGAAGCTGATCCGCTCGGCCGGCGTCGGCGGCATGAACTCCAGGTCGAAGGTCAGGTGCCCCAGCGCGATTTCGGTCGACGGGTTCTTGGTCGGGTCGTAGCTGCACTTGCCGTCGATCAGCGCCCCGCGTGCAATCAGGGTGCGGATGAAGGCATTGACGCTTTCCGTGATGGCGTCGATCAGCGCGTTGTTGATCGGCATGTCGATGAACTGGAGCATTGAGTACTCGACCGACTCGTGCAGAACATCGGCGGTGCGGCGGATGTTGATGAAGTTCTTCGGATGGGTGACCGTGGGCCAGGCGGCCGAGCGGTTGCCCCAGGTGCGGATGCCGGTGCCATAACTGTTGAACAGCGTCAGGATGCCGGCCTCGTTGAGCAGATTCACCTCGCTCTGCGCGTCGTTGATCATGGCCGAGAGCTGGCGCTCGACGCCGACGACGCCCTTGATCTCGGTGTTGGACGGCGACCACCAGTAGCCCTTCTCGATGTCCTTGGCGCACATGACGCCCGCCAGGCG